GTCAAAAACACTGTGGCTATCACAGGTCATGATTTTGTTAAAGGTGATAAAGTTCTTTACAGAGAGGGTTCTTCTTCTATTGGTGGTTTGAATGACGATCAGTTATATTACATCTACCCATATGACACCAACTCTATTCAACTTATTGAAGAGAAGTTCCAACTATCACAAGATAGGCCACAAGTTATTGATATCACGTCAACTGGCAATGGTACTCTTTTTAAGATCAATCCACCACTATATGTAAAGAGAAACAATAAACTTAAATTTGATCTTTCCGATCCATCACTCTCCTTTGTTGTTAGTGGTGTTCGTTATTCTGCTTTTGAGTTGAGACTTTATAGTGATAGTGAGTATACCAATGTGTATGATACATCTGAAACCAAAACCACTTTTGAAGTTACAACTTCTGGACAACCTGGTATTGATTCAGATGCAAATCTAACTCTATTGGTATCTGATGAAGTTCCAACAAACTTGTGGTATAAATTTGTTCCCATCAATAATGATATCATTACTAATGTCAAGAAAGAAATTTTTATTGATACTGATGTAAATTCTCATCAAGAAATCAGTGTAGAGAAAACTAGGTATAATGGTGTTTATAACATTAGTGGTACCGGATCAACCACCTTCAGTTACAATGTTTCTCTGGAACCTGATGTTTCGACATACAATGTTGAGAACTCAGTAACCACATATGAAACTACATCATCTACGGCTCTTGGTCCAATCAGTCGCATCTCGATGTTGGATAATGGTAGTAACTATGACATTATTCCTAGTATCGATACGGTAACCACAACACATGGTAGTGGTTGTATTCTTAAACCACAAAGCACTTCTATTGGTAAGATTAGAAGGGTAACTTTCAACTCACAGAATATTGGATTTGATTATCCAACTGATGAAACTCTAAGACCTATTGCCAATCCACCTGAAATTCTTGAGTTAGAATCTCTAACATCATTTGAGTTTATTGGTGTTAGTTCCGGTGGTAGAAATTATTTGAGAGCACCAAGTTTGGTTGTTCTTGATGGATTCACAAGAGAAGTTGTCGGAGATTTAGCTCTTACCTACAGTCTTGGAGATAATCAAGTTACTATTCTCCAAAACTCTACTGGAATGTATAATGTAACACCAGAAATCATTCCTGTTGATAATACAAATGGTATTGGTATTGCGTCTCTGTCATATACTTCATCAACTAAGACTGTCAGACTTTATCTGAATAGCACATTCAGTGATGCTAGTGCATTCCCGTATAGTGTTGGTAGTAAAATCTTTGTTGAAAATTTGAATGTTGGTGTTAATTCTACAGCTAAAGGATATAACTCTGAAAACTATAGTTACCAGTTCTTCACTGTAACTGCTTCGGACTCTAATCTTGGCGGTGGACTTGGAGCATATGTTGATTATAGTCTTAAAGAATATCTGAGTGATAGTGATGTTCCTGGTAATGTAGATCTACCAAATTCAGCTGGTAGAGTCATTTCTGTTGACCACTTCCCAATCTTTAGTTCTACACTCACAACAAATGATTTCTTTGAAAATGAAGTAATCATGTATGGAGGAAGAAAAACTGGTAGGGTTGAATCCTGGAATCCAGTTACCGAAATCCTTAAGGTTGACACTCCTAAAGAATATGAAGTTGGTCAAATTGTAAAAGGTTTATCTTCTGACACTCAAGCCGTTATTCAAACTAAAATTGATTTTGATGCTGAAATTACTACAGGTGCTGGTGCAACTATAACTTATGGTTGGCAGAAGAACACAGGTTTCTTGAATGATTCCTTACAAAGAATCCCCAACAATGAGTATTATCAAACATTCTCATACTCTATCAAATCCAGAGTTCCTTATGATACCTGGGAAGATCCAGTATCTGCACTCAACCATACTTCTGGATATAAAGAGTTCTCCGACCTTCAAGTCATCAGTATTGAAGATCAGCCGTTAGCCATTGCACAACCTTTTGATTCTGATGTTGACACTACTACCGATATTGTTGGTAGAGCAAGTCTCCATTGTTTCTATGATTTTGATTATGTAACTGAGAGTAACAATATTATAAATGGTGTTCTGTCCTCTGATGAAATTTTCTTTGAGAATAGAATTCTCTCAGATTACTTCCAATCCGTTGGAAACAGAGTTCTTGACATTGATGACTTTAGTGGTGAGTTCTTCAGTAACGAAAGACCTACTAAGTATAGTGATATTGATGCATTTGAGTTCAATGATATCTACAATAAAATATTTACATTTGTAAGAGATAGAATCTTTACAGATGAGAGACAGTTCTCTATTGTTTCACTGATCCAAAGTGAAAGTATTGGATATATGCAACAATATGCGACAATAGAAACATATCCAGAACTTGGATACTTTGATTACTTCTCAACTGCTGATGGTTGGAATCTTCAGTTCCACCCTGTGAAGTTTGCAAATAATGTATATGACACATCTACCATTTCTATCAGTATCAAAGACAATGTAACCTCTATTGGTAATAGTAATATTGGTAGTGTTGCTCTTGTAGATACTAATAGAGAAACAACACCTAATAACACATTAGAAACTATTGTATCTGTATCATCTACTTTCAGATCGGTTAAAGCCCTTGTTCTTCAAGAAGATGAGAATGGTGAGTATGCATCTAATGAGTTTAACCTGATTCACGATGGAACTGATGTTCATATGGTGGAATATGGTGAGATGCAAACCAAACCTGGTTCATACTCATCTACTGGATTTGGCACTTTTGGATCTAGATTGTCTGGTGGTAATATTATTCTCGAATATACACCAAGTGTCGGAACAGCAGTTACAACAAATACTTCTATTGTAGCCATATCTGATTCTGCAACTGGTATCTCTTCACTAACATTCCAAGAATCCAGATTAAACTCTGGATTTAAGAATATTGCATCCTCTGGGTCACCATCAGCTAACACAATCCTTCAGTTTGAGGAACCATATTCAACTGGTTACTATATTGTATCTGTTAAAGATACAACTAACTCTCAGTATGAGATGTTTGAAGTTTGTGTTATCGCTTCTGAATCGAATGAAGGTTTTGTAGAGTTTGCAAACATCCGCACTGGTAATAGTATTGGTCAGATCGGATTCACAACAACTGGTAAGTATAGAAATCTAACTTATAAACCTAACGCAAGCACAGCTGTTCAAGTCAGAACATTTGGTATTGAACAAAAGATTTATGACGCTGATATAAGTGCTCCAACCAATTTGGATCTGAACAATGTTGATATTAAATCAGATACAGGATTGTATAGAGGTACTAAACTTGATCTGAAAACTGCATTTGATCTAAAACATGATGGTCTTCCAATCTTCCAGAGACAATTTGCTGGAAATACTGCAACAACATTTGATTTTAACAACAACACTCTATTCCTCAAAGAACACTTCTTTGTTACTGGTGAGAATGTAACTTACTCTTATGCTGGCAATCAAACAGAGCAGGCTATTGGAATTGCAGCCACCAATGTTGCTGGTATTGGTGTTACTAACAAACTTCCTAAAGATTTGTTTGTTGTTAAGATTGGAGATGGTAGTGTTAGATTTGCGGAAAGTGCGGAAAAGGCACTGAGATTAAATCCAGAGGTATTTAAATTTACTTCAGTTGGTATTGGAACCTCCCACAACATCACAGCTAAGAAACAGAACTCTAAGGCTTTGATCGCTGTTGATAACATGATCCAAGCACCTCTATCCGAAACACAAATTGTAACATCTCTCAATGATAATATTATATTTGATTCTATATTCCCAACCACTGGTATCACATCCATTGCTGCAGCTGATCTGATTAAGATTGGTGCTGAGGTGATGCGTGTTGTCTCTGTTGGTGTTGCTGGAGTTGGAAATCTGACTGTCCAGAGAGGACAACTTGGAACAAACTTACAACCTCATGGTGTTGGATCTACCATTACTAAAATGAGTGGTACTTATAATATTGTTGGAAGTACTCTGAACTTCGTCTCTCCACCATATGGAGCTATCCCACTCTCAACTACGTCAGGTTCTCCTTCTGAAAGAGATTACACTGGTTTGACTACACATTCTACTTTCCAAGGTAGAACCTTTATGAGAACGGCTCCTGTTAACACTAACAGAGAGACATATTTTGCTAATCATGTATTTGATGATGTATCAAATAACTTCACAGGACTTAGAAGTGAATTTAGACTTACTAGTGAAGGTCAGAATACCACGGGGTTCTCAACAGATAACGCTATTATCCTGATCAATAATATTTTCCAGGAACCACAAGGTGTTCAGGCAAATCAAGGAACTTATGATCTTTCTGAAACTGCCTCTGGAATTTCTTCGATCAGATTTGAAGAGAGTGGAGCAGCTTATGGATATGATCCTAATAGAAGTAATCTTCCCATTGGTGGTTTCATTGTTTCTATTGGATCCACAGAAGGTGGTGGATATCAACCTCTGATTGGGGCTGGTGGTACAGTTACTGTATCTACAGCTGGAACAATTACCTCTGTAAGTATCGGTAACTCTGGTTCTGGTTATAGATCAGGATTAGGAACAGTATTTGTTGGTGTTCAAACTTCTAGTATCGGAACTCCTAATATTCAAATCATTGGTAAAGCTACTGTATCTGGTGGTAATGTTACCGGTGTCACAGTTACTAACCCTGGATCTGGTTACACCTCAACTAACTTACCCAAACTCGTAATTGATGATCCTGCTTCATATACAAATATTCCTCTGATCTACAGTGGAAGTTCTGTGCAGGGTATAGGTCAATCTGCAACCATTGATATTCAAGTTGGGTCTGGTGGTAGTGTTATTGATTATCAACTGAAACAGGAAGGTTTCGCTTATGGTAATGGTGAGATTCTAACTGTTCCTATTGGTGGAACGATTGGTATTCCTACTAGTGGAACTTTAAGTGAGTTCCAGATTACTGTTGATGAAATCTATCAAGATGATTTTAATGGTTTCTCTATTGGACAACTTCAGGTTCTTGATAACTTTGATTCTCAGTTTGATGGTTTAAGTAGAAGTTTTAGATTATCAGTTAATGATGTTGCACTTTCAATTCAATCGGCACCTGGATCACCTATTGAAGTTGACAAAACACTATTGATTTTCATCAATGATGTCCTTCAACAACCTGAAGTTGCATATAACTTCACTGGTGGTGGCACAGTTCAGTTCGTTGAACCACCAGAACCTGGTGATAGTTCAAAGGTACTATTCTACAAGGGTAGTGGAGATGTTGATGTTGTATTCACTGATATTCTAGAAACAGTTAAAACTGGTGATACATTAGATATTAACAACAACCCAGAACAGGGACAGGGTACTGGGTTGGATGAAGATGTGAGAACTGTTGTCGGTATTAATACTATCGATAGTGTTCAAACCACTACCTATAGTGGTCCTGGTGTTACTAATGATACAACTCTCAGTAGACCTCTGACATGGTGTAAGCAACAGATCGACAAGATCATTGAAGGAAAAGAAGTTGGCAAAGATAGAGTCGAATATGAACCTCTAATCTATCCCTCTTCTTACCTAATTCAACCAATCAGTTTGGCTTCAACAATTGCTTATGTTGATAGTGTAAGACCTTTGTTCAACACCTATACTGAATCTGGATCTAGAAATTTCCAGAACAAGATCAAGATTTTATCTCAGGATACTTCAGTTTCAGCATCTGCTACGGCTATTGTTTCTGGACTTGGAACTGTCTCTATTAATATAACCAACGTTGGTTCTGGATACACCGTGTCTCCAACATTGAGTATCGCTAATCCTTCTGATGGAACAAGAGCTACTGGTACGTTGTCACTCTCTAGTGGTAGTGTTGGTGTTGTAACTATTACCAACCCCGGAACTGGTTATACAAATACCAATCCTCCTTTAGTTCTCATCTCTGAGCCAACTATCGTAAGAGAAGAGATTGGTGTTGATGATTATAGTGGTGATTATGGTATTTTAGTTGGATTTGGTCTATCAACTGTATCTGGTGGAAATGAAATAATCCTTGATTTCTATATTCCCACTGATTCGTTTATGAGAGATAGTGAGTATGTTGGAACTGGTATTACCGTTAGTGGTATTGGAACTGGTGATTACTTCTCAGTATTCAGTTCAAATGTTGACACAAATGAAACTATTGATTCTAAATCAAATGATGGAACCCCGATAGGAGTTACTACATCATTCATCGATTGTGTGTATCAAGTTAAGAGCACCTACATCCTTGAGAAAAATGTTATTGGTGTTGGTAATACTACCGTGAGAAGAGTATTTACCAACGTTGGTAATATCTCAACTGAGTCATTCTCCTCCTCTTTGATTACCTTCGATTCCTCTACATTTACCTTTGATACTAGAACTTTTACCGTATACGCAGGTGGAATTAGTTCTGCTTCTAATATGGGTAGATTTAGTTGGGGTAAGATTCAANTCGAAGGAAGAACNTCACCACAAGAATTTAATTTCTATGGNAACAATGGAATCATTGGAATTTCTTCTTCTGGTCTTCTGTCTAGATTTGAACCTTTGAAATACAGGGATTATACATCATAATAAATACTTTTACCAAATAGAACTACCATGGCCAAGTTAGGAATAAGTACTGGTTCTTCGCCTAATGATGGAACAGGTGACAGTCTAATTGATGGTGCCGTTAAGGCAAATTCAAATTTTACTGAGATTTATACTGCTATTGGCGATGGAACAACACTTGCAATTCCAGTTACTAGTGTTACAGCTGGAACTGGTATTAACTTAAGTGGATCGACTGGTAGTGTAACTATTACCAACACTGGTATCGCTAATACTAATAATTTAAGAACTGATTTCTTAGAAGTAAGTGGAATTTCTACACTT